CTGATGACGGTGGCCCTGATGACGGTGGCCCTGATGACGGTGGCCCTGATGACGGTGGCCTTGATGGTGAGGACGATAGTTGTATTACTGGTATTGATGATAATCCTTCGACTTTGGATTATAACGAATGCACGGGTAAATATATCGATACTTCCTTGGGGGAAAACGACCGTGAAAAAAATGAAAGCAAGTGCGGCATAGGTCAACAATGGACAACAAGCGGATGTAAACCTATCCCTAAAAACTGTGGTTATGTTAATAACGAATATGGTTGCTGGGAAAATTCAGATACAAATTGTGGCTCTTATACAAATTCTAATGGTGAATTAGTGGATGGTTGTTTTGATCCTGATTATAACATTGAAGATCCTGACTCTACTGATCCTACTGATCCTACTGATCCTACTGATCCTACTGATCCTACTGATCCACCGCCAGAATCTGATAGTGATATAGATTTATCATCTATCACTAGTCGGTTGGATTCAATTAATAATTCCGTACGTTCATCTGATGCAAACAATGTTAATTCAGTAAATAAAGTTAATGATTCAATTAAAAAACTTCATGATGAATCGGTTAGCGTTTTAAATGAAATTAGCAATCAAGGTACTAAATCAAATAATCATCTTTCTAGTATTAGCGATAATACCTCTTCAATAAAAAATTCTAGCACTAAAAATCTTGCTGAATCTGAAAAATCAAATGAACATCTTAAATCCATAGATGATTATTTAACTGTTTCTGATGAGGATAAATACGTTTCTAATAGGGGGTTAAATCAAGATAGTGCTTTTGATATTGATGGTTTAGATTTTGATATTCAAGGTTTAAAAGATTCCATTGCTGATGCTATAACAGGTTTTAAAAATTCAACTGTAACAAATTTAAGTCTTTCTTCTGGTTCATCACTTCCTTGTATTGCTACTTTTAATTATGACTCCATATCTCAAAATATTTGTTTATCTGATTACGAGGATGAATTATCAGGAATACCAAATGTTATAATTTTTCTAGCTTATTTCTTTTCAGCAATAATAGTTTTGAGGCGTTAGTATGGAATTTGTAGCTGAGTTTTTTAATGATTTTGTTTTTTTAATTACTGATATTATTCCTCAGTTTATTAATGATGGGATTGTCTATTTAGGCAAGCTTTTTGTTTATGCTGGTTTGTATCTTAAATTAAATGGCATAACTTTATCTTTTGAAATTGCTGAATCAATTTTAAATGATTTAGATATTTCTTCTCATATAGAGCAATCTTTTAGTTTTATAGATTCTCAAACTTTATTGATTGCGAATTATTTTAAGATTCCTGCTTTTATAGAAATTTTAATTACTGCATACACTACGCGTTTTGTTATGGGGTTTCTTAAGTAATGGCTATTAAAATTCACTGGGGTGACAATGGTTCTTATAAAACTGCTGGGTGTGTCATGGATGATATTATTCCAGCTATCAAAGAAGGGCGCACTATTGTTACTAATATTCGCGGTCTTTCTTATGAAAAATGTTTGGAAGTTTTTCCTGATGCTCCTAAAACTTTTAAAATGATTTCTTTAAATCTTGACAGTCAAGATGGCTTAGAAAAGTGTAGGACTTGGTTTAAGTGGGTTGATCGTGGGGCTCTTGTTGTTTTTGATGAGACTCAATTAGTCTTTTTAAAAAGTTGGAAGGAATCAGATTTAAAACAGTTTGATTATGAGGGTGGTATTGATAAGGCTTTTGCTGATGATCGTCCATCTTCTTGGCTTGATGCTTGGACACGACATCGTCATTTTAATTGGGATGTTGTTTTAACAACTCCTAATATTAAATATATACGTCAAGATATTAGAGATACTTCTCAGTCAGCTTATAAGCATACTAATTATGGTCTGCTAGGCCCTTTGTTTAAAAAGTTGATTGGTGATTATAAAGAGGTGTTTCATGATTCTCAATCTAATCAACCTTCTCCTAAATCTATTAGTCGTAATCGTAGAATTGATAAAACGGTGTTTAAATTATATGAATCAACAGCAACGGGCGTTGCTAGCAAAGATTTTGCTGGCACTTCAATCTTTAAGTCATTACCTCTATTATTCGCTTTATTGGTTTGCATCCTATCTATCGGATATTCTTTCTCGTCTGGGGGTTATTCGAATCTTGCGAACGGGCCTAAGACTGTTGAACAAATCAATGGTTTTTCTGTTCAAAATAGTACTGTTCAGGTTTCTAATGTTTCTGTTCCTTCTGTGGTTGTGGACTCAAATAATAAAAGTAATCCTGTAGTTGAATTTTTAGACGCACATAAAATAACTATTGGTTATTCTCTCTCTATGCGTCCTGTTTCAAGTTTTGATGCTTCGGTGTATTCATATGTATTTGAGACTGAAAAGACGAGGTTTGATGTAAATGGTTCTGATCTAATTTCTATGGGGTTAGATATAGAGTTTTACGGACCATGTGTTTCAAAGCTTACGATCGGTGATTGGTCGAAGTTGGTTGGTTGTAATATTCCATTGCAAAAAAATGCTAATGATAAGGTTAAATCTTACTCCTTGTGATGATCCTGGCCTTTTCACTGATTAACTTCTTTTAATCTTTCTGGCTTGTAGTTGTTCCGTCACCTGCGTTTGCTAATAGATTGGTCTTTGGGATAGGTATTTCATTCTTTGGGCGCTTACACCGCCTGCTTTGATACCGTCCTTATACTAGGGCCTTGGGCCTGCTCTGGGCGCTTACACCGCCTGCTTTGATACCGTCCTTATACTAGGGCCTTGGGCCTGCTCTGGGCGCTTACACCGCCTGCTTTGATACCGTCCTTATACTCGGGCCTTGGGCCTGCTTTTTGTTGAGTAATGAGTGAGGAGCGAGGGCGCGCAGCGACGATTCATTGCGAGGCACCCCCTCATAGTAATACGGGGGTAAACTTTATAATCTGGCAGAGAGTAGGGGAAAAATATAGGTTTCTTGCTTTTTCTTTGAATTTTAGGTATAAAAAAACCGCTGATTATAGGATTGCAGTCCTACAGCGGTTTATAACTCTACGAGATCAATTATATGTCTTTTCCGCTTGGCGTCAAACCTTCTGTATCTGGTTCTGTCTTTATAGACACCTTTTCTTTTACTTCTGCTCTGCCTGAATCCATGCTTTTAGATGATGGTTTTGGAACAAACGATTCTGATTTTGCACTTGCTTATATAAATTCTTTGCTTAAGAAGTTGGGTTTTTGTCTAACTGAAGCTAATAATTATGGCAAAAATTTCTATAAAAATTCGGCTTTTATAGAATTTATAGATGATGTTAGAGAAGAATCTGAAGCTGATGCTTCAACTATTGGTTTTGTTGCTTTTGGTGGGAATAACAATACCTTTCATGTTTATTTGACGGGCTTTGCTTGTGATTATCTTAATTTAAATAATCTTTTTCCTGTTGTTTATGACCTTCTTGAATCTACTGATTCTAAAATAAATCGGTGTGATACTGCATTTGATTGCCTTGAAGGTGAAAGGCATGTAGATGATGTTGTTAACTGGTGGGAAAATGGTACTTTTTCAACTAAAGGCAATAAACCATCTAAATATTCTCAGCAAGGTTGCTGGCTGCCTACTGACCAGCATAGTCGCACGTTTTATGTTGGTTCTCGTGAATCTACTAAATATTTTAGAGCGTATGAAAAGGGGCATCAATTAGGTGATCTTGATTCTAATTGGGTACGTTTTGAAATTGAATTTAAGGCTAAAAATAAAGCTGTAATTCCCTTGGATATAATTTTAAAGCCTGATTTTTATTTAAGAAATGCATACGATTGCTTATCATGGATTCCTTGCAATTCTTCTGGTGTGGGCATTTCTTATGCTATTAAAAAGAAAGTCGATATTAGTTTAGAACAGGCTAAAGTCTATGCTAAAAAACAGTACGGTCGTCTTATTAACGTGATGTATTTTTTGGGGTTTTCTGCGGATCATATATTAAGTGATCTTTCTCGTTCAGGCATCCCATCAAGATTAATTGTACCTCCTCTCGCGTCTTTATCTGATAGTAATGAGATACCGTTTTAGGGAAATTTCTTTTTAATGATTCCATTAAGCATACGCTTGATAAATCACTCATTATTATATTTGACTCTCTGGCTACAAAATTCAGCAGCTCATGGGCTTCTATTGCTATTTTCTGATTCTTGCCATTTAACTGACTCATAAATATTCCTTGTTATTTCTTCTAGGTTGGTTTAGTCTTTTTGTTAATTAATTAAATAATTAATTAAATAATTACTTGACTAATCCTTAAAAGGGTATCATAAAATGAAAAAATTGATTCTTAATGTTGCTAATAGACACGGTACATCTTTTAAAAGTGTTGCGACTGGTAAGCCTTGGGCTATGTGTCGCCTTTCCTATCTTGAAGAATTAGAAATGGTTCAGGGTGAAAAGTTCACTCAAACAGGCTATGGCTTTGATGCTAAGGAAATTGATCTTGATCCTAATTGTTTAGAACAGTTTTCTTCAATAAAATTTCCTGCAGAGGTTGAACTGTTGTTCTCTCCTAAACCTGATGACATGTCTAAAAATTGGGTTGTTGGTATTAAAAAATAATGACCGTTTCTTTGGTTGTTGTTTGTGAATCGTCACATTTTGAGGGTGCTTCTCATATTTGCGATTCAACTAAATTAGTTGAGGGGGTTTTATTACCTCCTTCATCTGATGGTCAATTAAGCCTTTTATTGAACGGGGGCTTTTCCATAGAAGCCGCTGAACATGGCTTCCTTGGTATTATGTCTCTATGGGTTGCTGGCCTTACGGTTGGCATAATTATTTCTCAACTTCGAAAATTACGAGTATAAAGATCATGAAAAAATTATTAAATCTTAAAAATGCTGCTGTAGCTGCTGGTACCGCTTTCGCTGGTCAAGTTTATGCGGCTGTTGACGTTGCTGGTGTAAATACTGCAATTGGTACTGCTGAAACTTCGGCTCACTCGATTGGTACTACAGTGATCGGCGTTGTTGCTGGTTTGGCTGTTGTTGGTATCGTGATTGGTTTGGTTCGTAAGCTGTAATGATTTGGTCTCTTTTGTTCGGTGCGGCTCTTGGGGTTGTATTCGTTCAAGGTGTTCGGACTATGGTTACAATCTAAGAGGGGCTTCGGCCTCTTTTTTTATGGATTTTATTTATGAGACATGTTTTATTTTTTATAGCTTTATTGCTTATGTATTTATTTTCTCAGCCTTCTTTTTCTGCTGGTGCTTCTGTTGATGACGTAGCTCCAGGTTCTGTTGAAGATATTTGTCCTGATGGTTATGACGGTGAATTGGTTAACGGCTCCTCCTCTGGTTCATATCTTACCGATTCCCAAGAGTGCGCTGATTTAGCTGCTAGTTTTGATACTCCAGATTTAACAGGAGCAATTCAAGGTTACGGTTCCCATTGGTCTGGCGGTCAATTTTGCCAAGTCGTTATTGTTGATAATTCAAAATGTTATAACGAAGATAATCCTAGGCCTGATGACGGTGGCCCTGATGACGGTGGCCCT